TTTTTCAAGAATGCTCTATTTGCCAAGATTTCTTGATCATCCCACTTGAGGTATTTCTTTTGTGCATATGTCTTAGAGATAGATTCATTCTGAGTCATATTATTAAATGTTGTATATTTTATTTCAGACTTTTGAGCTTCTCTCATTTCGTAAAAATTAACAGGAGGTACGAAATTTAAGTTGAAGTCAGTTTCCTTTATATCATATTTGTCCCAAAGTCCCTTTAGTCTCAAATGGACAATAAATGTGTTTTTTATGCTTTCAGAAAATTGAGACTGTAGTCTCATAATAAAGTTTGCGAATTTCAATTCTTCTCTAAGGATAGACATGCCGTCATTATAAGCAGATTCTGGTGAGATTCTATTTACTGGAACCTTCAATGCCTTGTATAGTTTTATTAAAAAGTAATCTAAATCGGGTAAACTATTGAGAGCTTGTCCAGCAGGTAGTGATTTAACATCAGTGCCTTCCGATCCCTGTCTTTTAGCAAACCAATAGTTATCCAAATAACTCTGAGGATTAAACTTATTAACTTGCCCACTTTGATCCATGTCAAATGTTCTCTTGGACCAATAATCTTGAATCATCTTCCTGAGATATGCTTCAGCTTTAGGTGCTGGCATTGTACCAACATCCACATTGAAGACCAATCTCTCAGGTGCTCTAGCTAAACGATAAATTACTATACTATCTTCAATCAAAGATAACTGCCTATAAGATCTTCTTGCGTTTTCAATAAAAGGAATACGCATTGTTTTGTTCTCATTCCAAATACCAGAATTAACATATGTTATCTGATTCTTATCCATTGGAATTAATGCATAATCTATTATTTTTGAAGGATTTGTCTTATCGAAAACTGGTTTACGTAGCAAAAATCCTTTGATCATCATATTTTGGACATTACCGAAAATGGGATCAATCAATTCAGTAGGGACACTAATAACTCCTAGAACACCCTCATCTTCTCTCTCCTTGTGAATTACATTTTCCCAATACAATTCCCCATCAACTAATACACTGCGAACATATTCCCAACCTTTTCTCTCAAGTTCAAAATAATTTATAACTTTATCAAACTCTTCATCTATTTCCTTTTTAATCTCTGTTTTAAATTTTTCTTTGGTGTATTCCAATAGTACAATTTCGCCATTTTCATTTTTGTTTATTGCTTCATCGCAAATCTCATCCAATGCTTCACTTACCTCCGAAAAAGCCGCCATCACACGATAGTCACGAATTCTTGCGATCTTATCTGCCTGAACATTCGCATACATGTATTGCGAAAAGTTTGAATCGATGTTAAAAAATGCAGAAGGCGATAGATCATTGTATTCAGACGAAGAACTAATACTTTGTCTGGACAGTGCTTCGGTTCTTTTAGAACCAGTATCTTGAAAAGATTTAAATTTCGGATTTAGTTTAGAAATAGTATCTATAACAGTATAAGACTGATACGGAAGATAAGAATTAACATAATTCATTAAACTTCTTCCGAATGTAGATTCTCTTCCTGTTGAGGCGTTTGCTGGCACGTTATTATTTATGTGTCGGTTTTCAAAAATAAAGTTTTTTTGTCTGGTATTTTTAAAAATTTAAACTACAATACCAACATGCAAACATTAGATTACGTTAAAAACATACTATTTCACAAAAAAAAGCATACTTCGAAAAATATAGAAGATCTTAAAACATATAATCCATTCATGGTGAATCGTTGGGCATCTATGTTTGATGGTGAATCCGCTAACATTATAAATCAAACTACCAATAAGATGAATTATTTTAACAATGATAAGGATATGCAGTATAAAATGCTATTAAATGTTGTCCCAAAAAAGAAATCTAAAATGATAGATTATATTAAAAAAACAAGTGAAGAAACAATCTAATAATGTCCTTGCATTTTATTATTATGGTGTAAATAGAAACACATATGAAAATGGATATTGATAAATTGGAAGTACAACGATCTTTGATCGATTTAGATGGTTTTTCGCAAAATTCTTTAAACAGTGTTTTTATTGGATACGATCTATCTCAAGTATTGGATGATATTGTTTTAGTGGAGTTGGTGGACTTAGGCGGACACACTAATGAAATTATTAGAAATGGCTTGATTGTTCCAGTTAACGCTGACACCCAAGCATGGAGGGTTGGTAAAGTAATTCTTTGCGGTCAGGGTGTATCTCTGGTCAAAAAAGGCGATCACGTCATTTTCCCTAATAATAAAGGCATCATGATTTCTAATGTCGAAATCGACGGTTACGGTACATTAAATCATGGACAGTTTTTAAATGAACATAGAATTTTCGGCATAGCTAAACCTAGAAAAGATGTACATATCAAGACAGAATCTAAAAGCACTCGCAACAACAAACGTTTGCGAAATTAAGTTCCGCCGAAGGAACTATGTTGTGGGTAAATCATTGTACAGGAGAATGTTATGTACAAGATCGCCCTTACTATTAGAATCCTTAGATGGTAGGCTAACCTTAAATTATGATGGGAGGATGTATAACCCTCCAGTATATAACCCAGACGATTATAGATTGGTAATGGTTTGGGATATTTTAATGCAAGACTATAGATGCGTTAATATGAGTTACTGTAATTTGATTGCTAAGATACCGTTAATAAACAATGATGCTATTAATAAATTTTGGGATTATTTTAATAAAGAGATATATCCAAAAAGCCCCAATGAAAAACAATATTGGATGAATTCGTGAATTATGAAAGACACTGGAAATGATATATTTTTAGATAATTTGCATCGAAATTTGCGTTTCGTTTGCAATAATAAAACCATAAAGGAGGGTAAGTTGATACTTTTCAATTTTAATGATTTTTATTATTCTTTCACGTTAGATGTTTCTGGTACAATAAAATATTACAAATTACCGATGGCTTTTTCAGTGACAGACAACTTGAGTTCTATACGTTTAGACTACAGTATAAAAAAATTGTGTTATTCTATTGACGAATTTGAATTTTCATGTAAGATGATAAAACCAATATCCAAAAACACATTATATGATAATGTGGTGGATGTGGTTTTCATATGATCAAAAACTTTCCTTCTGAATTCAAACCTAAAAAATCTCAAATTGAACTTATAAATGAAATAGGTTCAGCCTTCACTCGTAAAAAATTCGTAATTGTATCCGCTCCTACTGGGACTGGTAAAAGTTTCCTTTCAGCCACTCTAGCGAATTCATCGGATGCTCCTAGTGGAGAATTTAAACGTCTTGTGAATTCATATGAAGCATATGCACAAAACGAAAATGGGGGTTATGATAGAGAAGATGATCTTTTCGAGGAACCACCGTTCGGTGGATTTGTTTTAACAATCACAAAAGCATTACAAGATCAGTATTTGTCTTTATTTAAAGACTGTAAGGTTTTTAAAGGTAAGAGTAATTATATGTGTAATGTCGATCAACATTCCGATGTTGAAATTGCACCATGTATGATGCTATCTAAAATGAAAGAAGATTGTTGGAAAAAAAACTTCTGCTCGTATTATAATGCAAGAAACGAGGCACTCACAAGTCAATTTACAGCTTTAAATTATAAAATATTTTTTATTCTAGAATAGACAACATTCATCAAACAACTTAGTTACTAAATACGTGTTGATTTATTGTTCGCCCACAACAAGGTCAACCTCCTCAGAAACTACATTTGGAGTATCTTCTTCCGTCTGAAGAGTTGTATACTTATCAATATTCATAACGCACGAGATTACATCCCCTCCTTCGCTCTGCAGTGCCTTTTCTGCAGTGGCTTTATTGCACCCAGTTTGCTCCATAATTGTCTGGACCTCTTCGGTTACATCTGCACTTGTCGGGGTAACTGTAGTTGATGGGGCATCTTCACATGTATACTTATCGATATTCATAATACATGCAATCACGTCACCATTCTCTGCAGAAAGTGCTTTCACCGCAGTGGCGTTCGTGCACCCAGTCTGCTCCATAACAGTGTTAACATCTTCGATATTTACGTTTGTTGCTAATTGTGAATCATCACACTTATAATTATCAATATTCATAATACATGAAATAACATCACCGTTTTCTTTGGATAATGCGTTAAGTGCGGTAGCACGATTACACTCAGTCTGTTCCATAACGGTAGCGATATCTTCTTCTGACGCATTATTTCCACCAAGTGCTTGGTTTAAATCAATCTTAGTGATATTATTTGTAGTATATAGATGTTGCTGCGAGCGATGGGGGGTGTATTGAAGATTCGCTTTGAATGAAGCGTTTACCTTTTCATGATTATTAACCTCTATTTGAAACGTAATCTCGTGGTTAGCAATAAAGTTGAAAATATTATCAATACTTGCCTTGTCAATGTTACACATATGATCGGCTTGAATAACGTTTAATACTGGTTCAATAATTCTAAGATCTACAATGGGTGGTGCCTTGTCGTTTTCTTCAATTAATGCCTTATCACTGTCTGTAAGTAAGTGGGTAATTGATTTCATTCTATGGACAAGTTGCTTATTAACTTCAAATATTCTTGACATATCCTTACGCATACGTTCTACTTTTTGGTCAGATTCAGCGACAATCTTCTTTACATCTTCTCTTAAGAGAGTTTGTCTACGAATATCCTCGCGTTCTTTCATTTGTTGCGTACGCATCTGTTCGATAAGAACGGTTTGATTTAAAACCTCAGGCTTATTTTTAATATCTCCAGGTTCGTACGTTTCAAGGATATTATCGATGTCTTCCAAGAAAAACTTCTTTGCGTCTTTAGATTTAATGATGTGGTCTACTGTAATATTCATATCTGGATTACACGTCGGATTTGGAGCATACTCTAATAGTCTCTTTTTATCAAATGTATTGTGATTATGCGAGAACACCAAAATAGATTTGAGTGGGTCAAACTGAATAAATGGAATGGTGTAGTCCTTCAAAAAGTCGCGCTCTTCCGCCAAGGCCTTGTAATCATCATACTTTGTCTGCTTGAGAAGTTCACGTTTAAATGCAAATGTTCCCGCGGTGGCATGGTTATCTCCATATGGCCCAAACCGATACATCTGACTGATATGCTTGAAATATAGAAATAATACTGTGGACCCGCCTGCAAGTACTTTGGGGTCAGACATGAGTCTTTCTACTGCATGCTTTACTCTTTCAGGAGGATAATAGTCATCATCATCTTGATACACAATAATGTCACCCTTGGCCTTCTCGTGCATGAAATTGCGTTTTCTCCCAAGGACCATTTGCTGTTCTTCCCTGAAATACCTTACCTGTGGGATGTGCTTGACAAGATCTTCAATATTATCGGAACCATCATCAACAATAATCCATTCCATTCTATCCTTGGGATAGTCGTAGTTATTGAAGCATTCAATTGCCATCGGCCAAAATGGCCTACGATTAAATGTGGGCGTGCAAATACTTACAAATGGGTATAGCGAACTATCTCCTTTGATATTGGAACTATTTGTCTTTTTTCCAGAAACATTTTTATTAACAGGCTTTTTCCCCATTGGTGTTATATTAACTATAATTGACTTAGTTTTAAATATATATCAATCTAAATACATAATATACGGATCTAGATTGTAACACTAGTTATGTAAATACCCATGTATTACATTAGCCACAGGAAGTACCATTTACGACTATTATCATCTGGCTTAATTTCTCCCGTTTTACATACTTTTTCGGCTTGGTCTGTTCCAAGTAAGAATGTAGTGAACTTATCTGCATCTTTAATTTTATAAGGCTGATAAACTTCACTGAATAACCATAGCAATACAATCGTGAATACAGTAACCCATAATGCGTATGTTCCAAATAGCCGCCATATATCAATGGCCAACATAATAGACATTGCAAATATAATGAAGTTTCTGTACACCTTAACGAACTTTTTAAAATGAGAGAATAATGTAAATCTCTTTGGCATGTTAGGATGAGGTTGTCCATTTACATTCCCGTCCTCGTCGTCACTTGCATTTCCGTTTCTACTATCCGTATTACTTTCACTTTCTTCTTCTATAGCACCACCACCTGACATATTGGTTTCATCATCAGTAACACCAAATGCCATTTTACTTGCGTTAGATTGAATGACTTTGTCAATATCTTTTGTAGAACTATACAATCGCAACAAGAAAAATGGGGTTAATGATATAGATAAAAACATAAATATTGAAAATATCGTGCATGCAGGGGTAATCGCAGGTAACACCCCTATAAACAACACGAAATAGATAAACAACGAATAAAATATATTAAATCCGTCCCACATACCATATGCACCTTCTTTCCACTCCGCAAACTTCTCATCATTTAATGTAACAATTTCTTTTTTATAGAAAAAAAGTTTTGCATATGTAAAAAACGAAATAATACCTAATATTGTTGCATAGATTATCGAAATAAGGTGTGCTCCTAGAATAAATATTGTTCCAAATAAAAAAATGAATAGCTCTGGGAGTATAGAGTTGAAAAGAGAGGTGATTGATGTGTAGACCGAGGCATAATTCTGTGACATTGTTGCAAAAATACTGCCAATATAATTTCCAATAACATTTGAATGTGGGCTCTTTGTAAGAATACGAATCACCTTGTACAAATATGAACCATTGATGATTTTTTTATTGTAGTTCACAGGATAATATGATTTGATTGAACACATATCACCCTTGCTGCATTGGTTTGAAATATAATCTATATGAACCTGTTTGGGTGTAATTGGGACATTTGTGAAAGGAATCGCGGTCGCACAATCTGGCAGTAGATTCGTTTGAGTAAATCTCATATGTGTAACACTCAAAACTCCGACGCATATAACAACGATAATGGTTATAATATTATATACAATTGAGAGTAACAGACTAGTCGCCTTTTCTTCCAATGATAACTCTTTTGGTGGCGGGTCTTTTTTCTTTTTATCCTTCTTTGGCATCTTACTATATGAGAATATTATTTTTAGTTTTTTACAACGTCGACGTGATTACAATACTCAACTAGATATCATTATCATTGTGATTATATTATCAAACTTATATCATTCATGTCATCACTTATGTCATTATCATCCATATCTTCAAATAAAACCCCTGCATTTGATTTGTTTTCTGACGTATGTTTGTCTAAATATCGTGTTATTCTGTTAATATCTAATTTATTAAGATTATATGTATCAAATAGTTCGGTCATGTTATATTCTTCTTCGTTATTTATAATGTTTCGAAAGAAAACAAACATGTCTTTCTTGTCCATCCCTATTTTTTGACATAGAGTTTGAATAAATACTGAATTATTATATTCCGTTGAATATTTTGTAAGAACCTTTGTGAATCGAATATCAGTTAATTCGGTTGTTTTGGGTATATTATTTTCATTGTAATACTCGTGTAAGATTTTGCTATTATAAAACGTTTTTATAAGTGAGCTTAACTCATTAAACTGCCATATTTGTTTCTGGAACGTAATTCGGTCGATGTAATCGGCGAAACAGATATTTTCTAAAAACTTTAAATATAATTCTGTTAGTGCCTCAGTATTATTGCTGTTTTTAGAAATACTATTGAGAACATCTATAATATTTTCATGCCAGAGTAATCCTACAATTGTACGGTCAGTCTCGTTCATTATAGTCAAATGGTCTTCAATTGCGTACGGTTGTTTAAATAGATTGTTCACCGTTTGTTTTGTATCTTCATTGAATGTTTTCGGGTGAAGTATAACATGTAATACATCGAGAGAAGGGAGTTCTTCGTTCGCAGTTAGATGATATGCACATATATTATGTATCTGTTCTAATCTCCGAAGGTCGCCCTGGGTGTGGGCTGATATATATTCGACATACGTTATCGGCAAGTTTGGTAAGGTTAGTTTTAACAAGGAGGATATATGCGTTGGCATGATTTTCCCAATTTCAAATACTTCACATACTTTCATTAACTCTTTTATTTTTTTGTCTGAATGATAGTTACTAATGCATATGATTGGTGATTTGGCAATATCTTCTGTCTTTTGTTTTTTCGTTTTTTTTGGGCGGATTAATTTGATAAGAGTATTTAATCCACCTTTATCCCCACTGTTCATTCCATCTATTTCATCCATAATAATTGCAATATTTTGTTTCTTTGCGTAAAAACAACTCATTACATTTACATCCGTCATGTTATTTTTTGTAATATTTTCAATAACACCTTTATTACGAATATCGCCTGCATTGTAGATAAGACTATCATAATTCATATCTTTAAGAAGATTTTTAATAAATGTTGTTTTTCCACACCCAGGAGCTCCATATAGATAAATGCCACGTTTTTTTGTTAGGTCGTTCTTATTTTTTTCAAAATCAACTAAAAAATTACGTATAGAGTCGCAGAGATTGTTGCGGCATAATATAGTATTAATATCAGGTATATTCATACTGTATACAGGATTGCTTATATTTATGTCTATTTACTAACTAACATTTTGATCACGCATTCTTGCATAAGTTTACTTCCATAATTTTTGTTTCTTAGCACGTGCTTCATAAGATGCTGAACATGGGTCAATACTTGTAATGCCGTCCCATGTAAGTTTACATTTGTCCAGTATCCCCTTTGATGCACATGCCTTTGAAGGAGCATTCCACCCACTAAAGTTGTATGGACCATTTCCACATTTACCCAAACGTTTTACATTAAGACAGCTTGATCCGTCTCCTCGAGAATCTTGCCAATAATCAGGACAGTTTGATACTGTCGATGGCCATAATTGTCCATCATCTCCACCAGAAAGCATGTAACCGATAATTGCAATAGAAACAATGAGCAAAACACATGCGACAATTACAACATTTTTTTGGAAGGGACCTAAAGTTTCTAACATATAGGCGAAAAGGTACTTATATACATATACAACATATATTTACTTGCGCAGTAAAATAATTTATAAGAATATACTATACAGTATATCTTCTCTATATATCCTCTTGTCTATTATATCATGAGTTCTTTGAATACACCGCTAGCAAATGGACGAGTAAATATTATTGAGCCCGAATTAGATACGCGTGCACTATTTACATTGTATGATAGAATACCTGTCAATGTGCCAACTACATTTAGGGATGCAACCAAAGGGGATTGGAACGAAACAAACCTCTCAAGAGCATTTTTCTCTAGAGAGAATGTTCAAATCTTACAAAATGGAATTAAAGCAGGCGTATATAATTTGTCAAATCGCCAATATGTAATAGCCAATCAAAATGTGGATACTATACATATTATCATGCGAAGTATTTTTATGCAAAGTGCGATTAATCTAGAAACAAATATTACAAAACAAATTAGCCAGTTAAATCAACTCGTAATCGACTACGCGGTTCCGCAGGTATATTCGTCATTAATTTCACATAATAAATATCTGCGTGATGCAAGTACATTACCTGAACCAATTGCCCCGCCTAAACTTATGCGTCAATCCAAACAGTTACCCAAACTAAATTATGGCTTTAGTAAAGAATAGATAGTATACAGTATACAGTGTATAGTATAATAAGTATTGTAGGGTTAAGTATTGGGATTCTGTTATGGATCGTTTCAAGTGAGTTAGATAACATATACTGGCTGTTTTTGAAAGCAAAAATAATATATTTATATTATAAATATGTCTGATAATCAAGAAGTTAACAGTTCGGATGAAAACATTGTAAATATTGCAAATATTTTATCATCCATGGCAAGTGAGATTGATAATGTTGAACTGAATAACATGGTGGTATATCCAGAAAAGGCAGATACTATTAAGTTCATGAGTCAAGAGGATATTACCGAACTTATTGATAAATCCCATAAGTTTATGACTCAAACAATGACGACTGCGTCCACTGCAAGGGGGTTACTTAATGATATCTACACCAAACAGGGAGAAATTATTCAGCGAGCAAGTTCTCTCATGTTGACAGGTGCAAGCGATTATTTTAATAGTTTAAAGGATAGTGCTAAAATAACAGCAAGCGTTATTCGTAACAGTGCACTTGTTGGAACAACAACTCTATACGATAAAGTACTGAAAGGGATTGCATTAGTGGATAAGGCGGCACAATCAACTGGGCTAAGAAAATCAGATGATGAACTTATCAAAGAACATGAAATGCTTATTTACATATTATTGCAAAAATCAAGTTTGCGTATCATGAAAGGAGACGATTATATTGCACGTGATACCAGTGACGCAGATATTAAAAGTATCATAAAACAAATAATTGCAACCGAAGATATGACTATTATTAAATCTCACATTATCCGTGCAGCACAGATATTCTTCTTCAATAAAATGGGTAAATCTGTTGTTGAAAACATGAGTAATATTACGTCTAAAATGGAGGACATGAATAATGATTCCGACCGTGATCTTTCAGATGACAATATTGATGTTGTTGACCAGTATAATTTAAGTCAACTGAGACAGCGTATTTTAGAACTTACAAATAACCCAGACGAGTTCAATGCATTTTTGTTTAGTGTTATTCAGGATGTCCACTCCGATGATTTACATAACCATAGTAAATATTTCGGGGTTCCTCAAGACGCATCAGTGTTTATTCGAGATGTCATTGGGCCAGACGGGTTTTTATCTATTGACTCGGAATATCGTCTTACTAGTCTTGAAAAAAATGTCGAGTACTATATGAATAATATTATCGGAAAGAAACTAAAGAAGGATGGGACGTTATCTGATGGGTCAAGCATAACACCACCGAACGGCATTCTTTACAAACGAGTAGTGTCTTTACAACAACAAATTAATGAAAGCTTTGATGATATACTTGACTATCTCAAACAACAATATAAAAGGGGGTTTTCTGATTTTGGCAATAATGATAATGAGGTGGATAATATCTCGAGATTGGATAATTTACGAAACGCAATTAGCAGTCGCAAAGAAGTCATGAATAGCAAGATCCAGAAGTTACTCGATACCATGAATAATGCCATCAATAATTTATCGCTAAACACAAACTTGGGTAAAAGAAAGGCTCGATATGATGACGCAGATAATGACGACTCTGGCGAAGATAATACTCAATCTACATCTCGACAACGTAATTTTGGTGGTTCAAACAGTCGTTCTCACAAAAAGCAAACTAAAAAGAACAAGAATATGCGAAAAAAATCACGCATTACAAAAAAAATGAATACATTACGCCGTAAGGGCAGTGTTAGCGGAACTAAAAAGAAATACAATAAAAAGCGACCGCGTCGTTCCACGAAAAAACGGGTCAACATGGCTAAAAATAAACCTATCCCGCGTGGCAAGTAATCTAATGTGAACGAGTGCCATTCACAAATCAATTCATTATTACATAAACGCAATAATGAATAACCTCAACTTACATAATTACTAAAACTTGAAACTTAGTTAGTTTTGCGATGAATCGCACATATTCCCTAGTTACTATACACATAAACTTATTTGCGGGACTTACGGGACTTGCGAGACTTGCGAGAACCCTTAGAAGACTTCTTGGTACCGACCTTAATAGATCCAAATGTTCCCTTGCGAGTTTTATACCCAGCTTTTTCTAAACGTTTTTCTTTTTTGGCAGTAGCATGCTTCTTACGAGATACGATACGTCCATTCTTGTTCATCATCAACTGATGCTTTTCAAGTCCTCCTGGGGTCTTAAATGCAGTCTGATGCCATACTTGAGCACGAGAACCCTCTAGCATCGAGTACTTATGCGATTTAATATGGTACAAACCATCGGCGGCTTTCATATGCTTCTTCACCATTGCTGATTATATATAAAGAAAAGAAAATTATATGATACGAGATGTAATAGTTTACTTTACAGCTATATTCTTAATTTTACACCGTTGGTAATTTCAAACGCCGTTTTTACATTGTTGACAAAGGGCGGTTGCTGTTTATATCTTGATTTTATGCGAATATACCTACCACGATTAGGATACGGGTATGTAATTTCATGAGTTGTTTTGAAAAATGGTCGTATAACTAAACGACTATCTCGATTATACGGCGGGGAGAAAGTATATTTTCTATTATTCATTGTATACTTATGAACATATACACTAAAAAAATGTTTATACTTTTTATTGTATAGATTATACCAGAGCGGTAAATCTCCAAACACCTAAAACTTATTTGTACGCATCTTCACTGGGACAATACCCCCACGCAGCCCATTTATAATAGGCGTATCATTCGGTCTATTGCATCGATAATACTGTGATACTGCAGTCTCTTCAATTGTATCTGGTGGCAAAAAAGGTGAGCTTAGTCCATGTTCACCATACACAATCTTTCCCCTTTTTAAATGGTTGACTTTTGAAACTAGTCTATTGATTTTACTATCTGCAGATGCAAAACTTTTGTCCCCGAAGAGCCATTTTGTTTCGTTTCCAGATACACAACTATCAATTGTTGCCTTTTCTGGTTCAAAAATATAGTTTAAACAATTGACTCGCCCTCTTTTACGGTTAGATATTGAACGCATGTTTTCATAAAAAAATGCAGCAAGTTCCTCGCTAATTAGTGGACCCTCTATGTAATCAAATCCCCGAATCAAAGTGCCTTCTGGATAACTATTTGCAAGTGCAATATTAACAACTAAACTTCCGAACCCAGATACTGTTTTTATTTCACTTTTCTCTCCGTAACCAATAATGATAATATGTGATACTTTAAAACCATGTGTAGATAACACTTCAAGACGATGATTTCCTTTGTTCGCTGGCTTCGTAAGAACTGTAGATGTCAGCCAAGTAGAGTTAAGGCCATTTTCATCATAATATGTATCGCTTACGATAATTTCTTCTGTATTCCACACAGATGGTGACGTAATCACATCGTTTATCACATTGCGTACTTTCACGTAGCCAATAGGATAGTTTCCTACGGGTAAACGTATTACCGAATTGATACCTAATCTCCATCCTATGTTGTCACCAATGTTATATTGCCACGTTGTTGTATATGGCGTATGTTTCACAACAATGAGCCCCTTTTCTATATAAGCAACCGACGGTGCATCTGGGTAAATCGCAGATTCTCTCCGATTAAATACATTTACATATGTTCCGTTCTTATGGATTAACCTAATTCCAAGTGCATATACTGGATAATAACCTGGTGTAATCTGTACTATATTACTATTCGACGGAGAATTAATCCATATACGAATATTTGCAACTGGATCTACGCCAATCGAATATTCCCATGCGATATATGGCTCGACGAGTGTAACTATAATATTTGTTGCACCATCAGTTGGAAACTGAACCATATTTTCTGGTGGTTCTACTGCAGAGGATATGATGCCAGAATGAATAACGCCTACATACATAAAAGATGTGTTCACTCTTGGCCAAATAGATGCAGTGTAATCTGCCGTGTAATTCATAACACATACGTATCCAGGTGGATATGTTCCAGGTGGAATACGAGCTGTTCCTACCCCCACAATATCAGCGGACCATGACGACCCAGAATCAATCGAATACCTCCAGAGGACCGCACCAACCCCAAGAGACAGTACTCTAATAATGCCAGTCGTTCCTTCGAAATTAACCGACGGATAACCTGGACGCACTACTATTTGTGTTCCTGAATTACCAACCAGTGGCGAGGGAGAAGTTATACCATCACTATTTTTATTTCTGAATAAGATTGTATTCGCATAATATGTTCCATAAGCAAGTTGTAGTGTTGATTTTTCCAGAAGAGTGTAGTCATCGGACCATTCACTTCCATACGTTGTACTGTAGGACCATGTGGTTGTATTTGGTGCAAGAGATTCTACTGTAAATATATAGGTTGTTGCGCTATAAGATACTATTGGATTTTGTAACGTTGGAACAGTGCTCATATCTTACAATTAGATTTTTATACAATTTACGTTTAAGTTTGCACAAAATATCTAGATATCTATGATAGACATAAATTGAACCATTTATGTTTTAAAGCGAGTACGTTACATATAGACACTAGTCATGACCACCGTCAATCTATCCCAAAAGTACCAGCAAAAGACCGACAAGCAGCATATTCTCGATAATCCTGACACATATGTTGGGTCAATTGAGAATGTGGATGCACGTATGTGGCTTCTTGATCCAGAGACATCAAAAATATCCGAACGGCAAATAGAGTATATTCCAGCACTATACAAGCTATTCGACGAGGGAATTGTCAACTGTCGAGACCATGTAATTCGGATGGCACAGGCTCAGGCGAACGGAGAGTCAGATACTCAACAGGTAAGTAATATCGATATTAGTATTGGCGAAGATGGAACAATCACAATGTATAATGACGGTAATGGAATCGATATCGCGAAACACCCCGAATATGACCTTTGGATTCCCGAAATGATATTTGGACATCTTCGCACGTCTACAAATTACAATAAAGAAGAGGAGAAAATTGTTGGCGGCAAGAACGGGTTTGGGTTCAAGCTAGTGCTTATTTGGTCAACCGAAGGTAGTGTTGAGACGGTTGACCACAAGCGCGGACTTAAGTATTCACAACAATTTCACGATAATCTTAATGTAATCGATCCTCCAAAAATCACCAAGTGCAAGACAAAGCCGTATACAATCATAACGTTTAAACCCGATTACGCTCGGCTTGGTATTGCTGGAATGACCCCAGATATGATTAATTTGTTCAAGCGTCGTATATACGATATTGCCGCGGTAACAAGTAAAACCGTTAAGGTAAAATGCAACTCGCAACTTGTTCCAGTGAAAACTTTTCAACAGTACGTTGATTTGTATTTAGATGCTGACGCAAAAAAAGTATGCGATGCCCCAAATGACCGTTGGGAGTATGCCGTTGCACTATCGCCGTGCCACGAGTTTTCGCAGGTGTCTTTTGTAAATGGCATTCATACAGGAAAGGGTGGCAAACACGTAGATTACATTGTTGGCCAGATTACGCGCAAGTTGGTAGCATTTATTGAAAAAAAGAAAAAAGTTACAGTAAATGCATCTGCTATTAAAGAACAGATTATTGTGTTTGTTAGATGTGACGTTGTCAACCCTGCATTTGATAGTCAGACGAAAGATTATATGAACACACCAAGTGCTAAGTTTGGGTCCACGTGTAATGTAGACGATAAAATCATTGAGAAAATTGCTAAACTAGGAATTATGGATATTGCGTGTGCTATTTCCCAAATCAAAGACACAAAGGCTGCAAAAAAAACTGACGGCGTAAAGACAAAGAATATTCGCGGGATTCCAAAACTGATTGATGCCAACTGGGCGGGCACGCCGAAATCGAGCGAGTGTATGTTAATATTATGCGAGGGAGATTCAGCCAAGGCAGGCATCGTTTCTGGACTGTCATCCGAAGACAGAAACATGATTGGAGTTTATCCGATGAAGGGTAAAATCATGAATGTGCGTGGTGAGACAAAAAAGAAGATTTCGGAAAATACAGAAATTGCAGATATGAAAAAGATTTTGGGGCTAGAGAGTGGCAGAGTTTATAGTGATGCAGATGATGTGAAACGCTCTCTTAGATACGGGAAAATCCTCTTCATGACCGACCAAGACCTAGATGGAAGTCATATCAAGGGGTTATGTCTGAACCTATTCCAAACAGAGTGGGCTTCCTTGTCGCAGATGCCGCAGTTTATTGGATTCATGAACACCCCAATCTTAAAGGCAAAGAAAGGAAATGAATCTCTTGTCTTCTATAATGATGGCGAGTATGATGCATGGAAAAAAGAAAATGATACCAAGGGGTGGATTGTCAAGTATTACAAGGGCCTTGGAACCAGCACAGGAAAAGAGTTTCGCGAATACTTCGCTAGAAAAAAGGTGGTATGGTTCTCTTATACAGGAGCAGAGAGCGATGACACAATGGACATGGTATTCAACAAAAAGCGTAGCGATGACCGCAAGGAGTGGCTTGGTGCATACGACCGCGAAACATTTGTAGATACATCGTTGTCAGACATTGCGTACGAAGACTTTATCAACAAGGAACTTATTCACTTCTCAAAATATGACTGCGAGCGAAGCATTCCAAATGTGATGGATGGTCTCAAAATTAGTTTAAGAAAAATCCTATTTGCAGCGTTCAAGAAAAACCTCACAAGCGAAATAAAGGTCGCACAATTTACTGGTTATGTCTCCGAACACTCAGGATATCATCACGGGGAAGCATCACTGAACGGTGCCATTGTAGGCATGGCTCAAAACTTTGTCGGTTCGAATAATATCAATCTGTTCTCACCAAATGGCCAGTTTGGAACACGTTTACGTGGAGGAAAGGATAGTGCATCGGAAAGATACATTTACACATTGTTGTCGCCAGTAACACGCAAACTATTCCCATCTATGGACGACAGTGTTCTCAAGTACCTAGATGACGATGGAATGCAAGTCGAACCGACATTCTATGCCCCCATCATTCCGATGGTTCTTGTGAATGGGACAAAAGGAATCGGCACGGGTTTTAGCACGGAGGTGCTGTGCTACAATCCATTAGATATTATTACATACATTAGTCATCGTCTTCAAACTGGCGAGTTTGAGACAAATAGAGAGTTCATTCCATATTATGAGGGGTTCAATGGGAGTATTGCGAAGATAGATGAAGGTAAGTTTATCGTGCGAGGAAGATATGAAATTATTGGAGATGACCAGGTTCGTATCACAGAACTCCCAGTGGGACTATGGACAGACGATTTCAAAGAATATCTAGAAAAGTTGACAGACACAACGGACAAAAATGGCAAGAAAATAGTGCCGATTGTCAAGGACTATGACGATATGAGCAAGGACACTACTGTGGATATTACTGTAACATTGACAAAGGGAACCGTGGAAAGTTTGAACGCCAAGGTGGTCGACGAACAAACGGGTTGCACAGAGCTCGAAAAAACATTAAGACTATTTGCACAGATGTCTACTACAAACATGCATCTATTTGGTGCGGACGACAAATTACGAAAATATGCTTCGCCAAATGAAATAATCCATGACTACTTTACCACTAGGTTGACTCTATATGGCGAAAGGAAAAAGTTCATGTTACAACAAATACAGCGCGACCTACTTATTCTTGCAAACAAGCACCGCTATATCCAGTCTACATTGAATGGCGACATTGATTTACGCAGGAAGAAACGAAATGAAATTACAGAGATGCTTGCGATCAATAAGTTTGACATGTTAGATGCAGACACAGATTACAAGTATTTGACAAGAATGGCAATGGATAGCGTCACCGACGAAAACGTAGAGAAGTTGTCCAAACAGTATAATGAAAAGCAGCGCGAGCTTGAAATCCTGCAGGCGACAACAATCGAGCAGATGTGGATGAATGAATTGGAAGAGCTTAGTGCGGAATATACCAGACATCGCGAGCAGCTTAGAGTTGCAACAAATAGCGAAACCAAGAAAAAGATGACGGTGCAGAAGAAACTAGTTGTCAAGAAGAAGACAATGGTTGTGACATAAAGAATCTAAGTCTAAGTGTAAAATTAAAAAAATAAAAATAAAAATATATTGTGTATTTTTATTCGTATAGGTGTAGACTACATTCATGTTATTTGCAAACATTACACCAAATACACAGGTGTGTTTCCTCCGAACAGCTATCACAAATTTCTGGAAACAAATATAGATATCCGAATGGATTACTTACATGGTCTGGATTACTGTAACCATTAATCTTTTTTTTCTTGCATATATTGCATCTCGCACGACACGGAGAAAGTAATTCATTATCTCGATATTGTTTTTTATGTGCATCGCAGCGATTATCCTTCTTCATCGATTTATCCAATAAGTATATATACTTATTACCATAATAAAATATCTAAATCACAAACACAATTATACTTATACATCAGAAAGATAAAAAATATAATGTCCACTTTATCGACCATTATATTTTGTTTTTTTTGTTTTTGTTTTTGTTTTTGTTTTTGTTTTTAGATTCGCAACCACGGTGGAATACATGTCATAATAGTCAACGTGTGATAATCTTAGAACATAGCCAGGTTCCAGCCAATATCCACATACCTTCTATAATAGTCCCACCTTTTGCGAACACCCATCGCATTGCAATACAATGCGGAGCCGAAATGAGGAAAGGCGATACGATTAATCCATATAGACCAGGTGCGGCACAGAACCGCACATACATATGTGCAGTGGTGTAATGCAGGAGTATCCAGAATACGTAAATCGCAGATACACGATACATAAACTTGGCATATGGTGCCATCGTAGGGATTAATGATGACAGTATTGACGGTTTTCCAAGTTCTTCAATCTCGGCAGAATGATAAAGTCCTGGCTCCTTCTTTATTTTTATTTTTAAGTTTAAGTTGCTATTTTTATCCAACAGTGTCGATTCATCTGCTTCAGTACTGCTGATACTAATTACTTCATTTATATCTTCATCATGAATGGAAGAATTGGATCTGGAACGCTTAGAATGTCTTGATTGTTTTCCAGAAGTCATTTTGAAATAGAGATGTCGAGAGACAAATACCTTTAGACTGTCAGTCTTTTATTGTATGTTACAATAACAACAAACAAAGAATCAGGTTCAATTTCTCATTTCCAACATGGACAAATCCATGTACCATGTAATATGTTTGTGTAATTATATTTCCAGCGGTGCGGATGCAAACCAATCCCCAGAAATAACTCGACTATAAACAACATACTTTTTGAGATACTTGTCAATAAACTTCTCGAAATAAGATTTACTCATGGTAAACTCACTTGTACTAGTTCTTAGATAAAACTTATACAACTCATCAAAGGCGATAGTCTTATCTTCTTGGGTCTCCTTTTCTTTCCCAAAATGCTGTCTCGCCGACTCCACCGATGTTATAATATCGGCATGCTTATCCCAAATAGAACAATCAATATTAAGAACGTATTTATTCTCGATAATCTCAATATCGGGAAAGTAAAATCGAAGGATATTCAGAATATCTTCTTCAACAATTCTTCCAGTTGTTGAACATATTGAAGAGTTGTTTTTCACATATTTATGGTAAAGGGCACATAATTCGTCTACTTCATAATCCTTTTCATCATTTACATGAGACTCGATAATAGTATTGTTCCAAAACAGTATGAAATCACTTACTGTAGGTATAAATCGGCTAGTTATGTTAAGAAAAGAATCGCTCTTTTCATCGTACTTGTATTTAGTAGTCAACATCCCCTTTAATGTGTTCACGTAGACCACGCTGGGCATAGACTTATTAGAAAGATAGCATTTCCAAATATATTGAAGGTTGCGCCAAGTCATCACTGACTTTGTCTTAGACGTAACGTTAATTGTGTCATCAGTATCTACCTGTATGTATTGACTACAGAAGTCCTCAACAATAGACTCATGGCTATTGTTTTTTAAAAATAGTGCATAGTCGCACAGTTCTTCTCTCTTGTCTAGAAAGTTATCTCCTGAACCATGACATGTAGAGTAGTGTACTGCGACACACAATAGATTGAGACCATCTGAACGCAATATATCCACCCATGAGTCATACATTCCGTTCCCTTTTCTCATCTTAATAAGTCGACACTTTTGCATGCTGACATTTTCGTTATATCTGGAAACAAAGTTACTTTTGATGTTGTTTATGCCGAGCACAATACTGCACATTCTCTCTAGCTCAGTTATTTTTTTACGAGAAGAAGGAGAGACATAGTATGTCACATCTGCGGTTTTCTTCAGTATATTGTCCCCGATACACGTTAAAAAATATTTTGCCTCATTCCGTGTTCGGAAGTGATTCGGAGCGAGTAGATTCAGTATCTTTTGTATTGTGGCCGTTTCGGGAATAATATTTTTTAGCAAGGTTCTCTCTTTTATCTTTTTGATAAGACTTACCTTGGTCTTATGTTTCCAATCAAGTAGGTCTTTGTTGTCATATGTCACGGTTGATAGCACTTTATATATAATATCATCTTCCTTGATATGTTTATAATTAACACCGTCGTATAAATAAAATGATGAATTTGTGGGAGAAAAGTAAAGTAGATTTGTTGCGAGGAAATATGTCTGAAAAGAATGAAGTTCTTGTTCAAGGAGTTCCTTGCGACGCTCATTTTCTACATGAGTTTTGTGCTCGTTATCCAGTGCGTTTGGGAGGATATCCTTCAAGTGAATAAGCAGTCGTGAACTTAAGTACTTATCATGCTTACACCTATTTATAATTGATGATAAGTGATCTGCACACTCTGATTCAAACTTTTCATACGATTTTTCTGGGTCGTCGTTATTATGTCCATCTATGATGGATGTATTATTTAAGTCCATTCTTTACAATGTTAATATAGACTACTTCCTATTTTGTTTCTATATATTGTTTCTATATAGTATGTATTACATCACAATTATGCGGAGGGCTGATAGTAATGGCCCATCTAAATATGTGTAAAAATGACAGTATAAATTGAATATATTGACACCAAGTATATTCAGGCAACAAACAAATATATTGACAGCATAACTGCATATCAAATAATAGTTAGGTAAACTAATTATACACATAATCATTCCAATCAAACATGACTACTACACTCAATCTCAATCTGTTCATAAAACTTCCTTATGATATGAAATATACAGTAAGACAGTTTATTGACTATGATACAAAAATCGACTTACTTATGTATAACCACCCCGACATTATGACAAACAAGTATTTATATTCCATTATGACACTTGACCACATTAAAAATGCACATCGAAACGGACTTTGGGCAAAGTTATTTGCAGAGAATGACACTAGTGGACTAGTATATAATTGCAATGGCATTAAGAGATTTATTACTCATGCCGCCGCAAGTGTATTCCCGAATCCAACTCGTACACAGTACACAAACATCAATGGCGATATATGTGTCCAAGAATACGTACATCCTGTATTGAGTGACCTAGTCAAATGGATAGAGAAGTGTCCAGCAGTCCAACGAAGTAGCCGTTCGGCATGCCTCATATCAGGATATAAAGCTATTCGATATCTTCGGGCCGATGATATTAAGGATGCAAACTACTTTATGCAAGGATTGGCATATAAGTTCATCTCATCAATAATCATCTACTGCAACACCATACAAAAGGCTAGGATTGAACGTATCAACTATTCTCGTGCAATGTCAAGAATATCTAGTTCACTTAGAGAGAAAAAGGCGATAGAACAAAGAATAGATGAATCCAAGCAATTGATTCTCTCTGCACAAGATTCTAAACTTCCAGAATCTATGACAACACTAGCACGCATGTCTACTCGTCTTATGAAAGATAATATTTATATGAAATATATTCAGGAGGGAATGACTATGAAAGAAGCGAAAGAGAGACTAGTATGCGACAGAAAAGAAGAAAAATATAAAAAGACATTGATGCACAATTATATTAAGGCGGTTAGGCAAGCCACTACTCAGCGTATGCGTAAACTTACAGAGTTAGATAAAAAGAAAAGGCTCGCTGACAAGAAAAAAAAGAAGGAAGAAGATGTAATAAAAAGGAATCGAACAGTTGTGCGTAAGAAGGTAGTTGCTTACATGAAAATTGCAAAGGA